GTTGCGAAAGCCTCGATGTGCGGCCGCTTATGAACTTTTTTTCTAGGTCGCTTCGCTTCAATAGGATTTTCAGGGGGTTACATGGCTAAGAAGCAAAACAACACACCGCTTCCACCGCTCAGGAAGGCCGTTACCATCGGCCAGGTGACGGGCCTTAAGCTGAACGAGAAGGACGGCTCGTGGAATATCACTGTCAATGTGCAGCGGGAGAAGGTCCCGACGAACATCGAGCAGTGGGCCTTTCAGATCGTGGCCGTGGCCGTCATGGAAAATGCCGCCGAGGCAGAGAAGGCCCTTGACGATTGGGGCGGGATAACCGAATGAGCGACGACAAGCCCCGTGTTTCCTTGCAAAGGATCTGCCAGGCGCTCAAGCTCACCTCTCGCCGGGTTCAGCAGCTTATTTCTGACGGGACCCTTCCAAAGCCCGAAGGCGCCACAAAAGGGGCAAAGTACGACCTTCTTGAAACCATCTGGGCCTATTACGCATGGAAAGAGCAAGCGGCCGTTCAGAAAGCTCTACAGAAGACCACGCCCCGGTCCAGGACCGAGGACGATATCAAACAGGTCGAGCTTGAGACGAAGCAGTTCAAGCTGGAACAGGAGAAAGGCTTGTGGATTCCCCGCGATGAGGTTGTCAACGAGCTTGTCAGACGTGCGCATGTGCTGAAAAGTGATCTTCTATCCCTTACCCGCAGGATGCCGGCCGGATCGAAGGAAAAAGATATCGTAAAGCGGTTTGTAATGACACTGTTGAAAAACTACAGCCAGAAAACAGGACCTTTCAAACATGGCAGGTAAATCAGCAAAGCCTTTTTGGCCGGAAGAACGGGAGGCCTTCACCCCCCCTGAGGACCTTACCGTCTCAGCGTGGGCCGACAAATACCGGATCCTGACGTACAAGGCTGAAAAGCGCGGCCCCTGGGAGACCTCTTTTAACCCCATCATCCGTCGCTATCAAGATTCTTTTGCCATCGATTGCATTGAAGAAATAAGCCTCAGAAAACCAACACAGTGCGGCGGGTCCGAGGGTCTTATCAATGCCATAGGCTACTTTGTGATGCAGGATCCCGGAAACACCCTTGTCGTTGAACCGAATGAAGACCTGGCGGACGAGATGTCCCAGGAGCGCATCGACGATATGATTAAATCGTGTGACGGGCTCGGAGAGATCAAGAGTACCGAGGACGACAGTACAAAGAAGAAAAAGATATTCAAATCCATGACGGTCTACTTCGGGTGGGCCGGGTCCCCTTCTTCCCTCGCCTCGCGTCCCGTAAGAAACGTACTCTTCGATGAGGTTGACAAATATCCCATATTCTCCGGTAAGGAGGCCTCACCTCTTGCTCTCGGGAAGGAAAGGACCAACACGTTCAAGAACACCCGCAAGATCGGCTATGTGTCTACCCCGACAACGACAGAGGGTTATATCTGCAAGCAGGAGGAGGGGGCAGAAGCCCGCTTTCGTTATCACATCGCTTGCCCTCATTGCGGCCACAAGCAGGAAATCCGCTTTGAGCAGGTGAAGTTCGGTGAGGACCACAACCCGAAGGCGGTTGAACTGGCGGCATGGTACGAATGCGAGAAGTGCACCGGCGCCATCCACGAGGACCAGCGCATGGAACTGATCCGCCGCGGCGAATGGTACGACCTGATCACCGGCCTGAGCTTCCCCGAGTGCATCGAGAAGGTAAGGCCGAAGAGCGTCGGTTTCATGTTTAACCGCCTTCATACCCCGTGGTTCACCTTTGGCGAAGTGGCCGCCGAGTTCGTGAAGTCGAAAGACATCCCCGAAAAGCTGATGAACTTCAAAAACTCGTGGATGGCCGAACCGTGGATAGAATTTATCCCTGAACAGGCGACGGCAAACATTCTCAGGCTCAAAGATAACCGGCACGAGGGAGAAGTCCCCCGGGAAGCGATAATGCTGACCGCGGGCGTTGATGTCCAGAAAGCCTATTTCCAGTACGTGATACAGGCCACGGCGCGGAATACGGAATCATGGATGATCAGGGAAGGGGAAGTTGAGACCTTCGAGGATGTGGCCGCCATGATATTGGGCGCTCAGTACGAGCAAATGGGAACCGGGAGGATGATGAAAGTCAGGCTGTGCAATATCGACACCGGGTACCGCACTGATGAGGTCTATGATTTCGTGCGGACTCACCCCCAGGTGCTCAGGCCGATCAAGGGCGCCGTCAACTGCAAGGCCCCTTACTATCCTTCGAAGCTGGACTATTACCCGAACGGCAAGAGGATCCCGGGGGGCCTTACCCTTTGGATCCTCGACACGTTCTACTGGAAGAATTACATCGCCCGCCGCATGAGCCCCGAGAAGGACAAGCCCGTTCTGTGGCACGTCCATTCCGACATCACGCAGCGATATGCCGAACAGATGCAGTCAGAGCACCGGGTGACAATCAGGGCTAAGAAATCGCGCAAGACAACGGAGGAATGGCAGAAAAAGAGCGGGTTTCCTCGGAATGAAGCCTGGGACTGTTCGGTCTATGCTGCGGCGGCGGCCCACATGTGCGGGATAGGGTTTATGGCGGCATCGCCCCAGGGTAAGCAAAAAGAAGGGCGCCGCGTAAGGTCGTCCGGTGTAGAGATATGAAAATCCCTGATCTGCCCGAAAAAACCTACCTCACCCCTGGCGAAGTGGCCCGCTTCTTTACTGTTTCGAAGAGTACTGTTTACCACTGGTGCGAGGTCGGGGAGCTTGATTGTATCAAGATAGCGGGTGTGCTGAGGGTGTACCGGGCGTCCGTCGTAAAAAAGATAGTCGAAAGTAACCCTTTTACCCCTCCTAAATCAGCGCGAAAGACTATCAGCCAAGGCATTACAAGAAAATAACCTCCAGAAAAATAGTGTCCGGATTGTCCAAATCGTACTGTTTTGCGTACGACAAAGGCATAGCCCCTCTTATATCCTGTTCTCATGGCAGGAAGAACTTTATCTGATGTACAGGCAGACTACACGGCTGTTCGTGCCGCATGGCTTAAATCCTTGCAGTCAGAGGAGTACAAGACAGGTGGTGGAAACAGTAATCGCAGGAGCAAATCGGAAGAGCTTTACAAGCAGATGATGACGCTCGACGCCGAAGTGAAGCGTCTTTCCCGTGGCGGTATCCGCATACGTGGAGGGACACCCTGTGGCTAAGTTCAAGGCTAAGATAGGCAAGGAAACCGTAACAGTTCAAGAAAACCTCATTGACCGCGCCGTGAATTTCCTCAATCCAAACTGGGGCGCCCGTCGCCTCCGTTCCCGCTTCGCCCTTGCCCTTTCTCAGATGTACTTTGGAGCCTCAACATCCCGCCGTTCCCTGTCCGAATGGAAACCCCAGGATAGTGACCCCAACTCAACGCTCCAATTCGACCTTGACACGATGCGGCAGCGCAGTCGTGACATGATCCGGAACATCCCCATCGCAACCGGCGCCATCAACACCGTGTGCACCAACGTCGTGGGATCAGGCCTTGCTCTTCAAGCCCGAGTCGACAGGAGTATCTTGAACCTGTCCGACGAACAGGCCGACACCTGGGAATCAAAGGTCGAATCCGAATGGTCTCTTTTTTGGGATACAAACGAGGTCGACGCCTCCAGGACCCTTAACGGGGCCGCACTCACCGAGCTCGCTTTTCGGCAATCCCTTGAGAATGGAGAGGTCTTTATCAACCTTCCCCGCATCAGGCGCGGCGGTCCATACGACCTCAAGCTCCAGCTCGTTGAAGCTGATCGGGTGAGCAACCAGAACAACGAAGCGAATACCGACACCCTTTTTATGGGTATCGAAAAAGATGAGTACGGCGCCCCCGTCGCTTACCACGTCTGCAATCAGTTCCCCTACACCACGCTGTCAATGAAGACGATGGAATGGAAGGTTATACAGGCCTACGGGAGCAAAACCGGCCTACGCAACATCATACACCTATTTCGCGTTCTCAGGCCGGGGCAGACGCGGGGTATCCCGTACCTTACTCCCGTCATCGAGTCCCTGAAACAACTTGGCCGTTACAGCGAATCGGAACTCATGGCGGCTGTCATTTCATCCATGTTGACCGTGTTTATCAAGACCGAATCAGGGGAAAGCGATTTCGACATCGCGGAAATGGGCGCTGAGACAGGTGCGAAAGCAGGGGACAAGGATATTAAACTTGGCTACGGGTCCATTATCGATCTTGCCAAGGGCGAAGATATCACTACGGTCAACCCACAGCGCCCCAATACCGCCTTTGATCCTTTTGTGCAGGCGATACTTCGTCAGATCGGTGTGGCGCTGGAATTACCCTTCGAAATCCTCATCAAACACTTTACCGCGTCCTACTCAGCGGCCCGGTCGGCCCTCCTCGAAGCGTGGAAATTTTTCAACGCCCGCCGGCAGTGGCTTGCCATTAATTTTTGTCAGCAAGTCTATGAGGTGTGGCTGTACGAGGCCATCGCGTCAGGAAGGATAACTGCCCCCGGTTTCTTCAATAATCCTCTTATCAGGAAAGCATATTCAGCCGCCGAATGGGTAGGACCCGCGCAAGGTCAGATCGACCCCGTGAAGGAAGTCAGCGCGGCAGAGAAACGCCTTGCATTAAGCCTCACAACCCGGGCGCAGGAAGTTGCGGCGCTTGGCGGGGATTGGGATAGCGTCATCGCTCAAGTGAAGAAGGAACGGGCGCAAATGATGGCGGCCGGCATCAATCCCGATATCGACCCGAAAACGTCGCAGCCGGTACCGGCGAAGGAAGAAGATGAAGCCGGACAGGGAGGTAACGATCTTGAAGGTGCTTGATGTTTTGACATCCCCGTGGGCGATTATCCCCGCGAAACTTAGAGAGATACAGGAAATCTATTATACCCATCTTCGCGGCCCCAAAATCGACCTCGAAGGCATAGAGGCCCAGTTAGGTAGACCCCTTGCCAATGAGCAGAAACCGTATCAGGTCGTTGACGGTGTGGCGCTCATCGAGATTAACGGTGTCATTGCCAAGCGGATGAACCTGTTCACAAAGATATCGGGCGGCGTGTCCACCCAAATAGCCAAAAGGGACCTTGAGCAGGCTTTCGTCGACCCCGAAGTTAAGGCCATCATCTTGGTCATTGATTCCCCCGGCGGGACCGTAGACGGTACCGAAGAACTGGCAAACGCTATTTTCGAAGCCCGTCAGCAGGATGAAAAGCCAATCGTTGCCTATTGTGATGGCCTCATGGCGTCAGCCGCTTACTGGATAGGCGCAGCCGCGGACCGTATCTACATTAACGGCCAGACGGCACAGGTGGGTTCCATCGGTGTCGTAGCAACTCACGTTGACTATTCGAAGTGGGAAGAGAAGGCCGGCATTAAGACCACGGAGATTTACGCGGGCAAATATAAACGCATCGCGACAGAATACGAACCTCTCTCGGAAGAGGGCAAAGAGTACATGCAGGACCACGTTGACTATTTCTATTCGATCTTCGCCAACACGGTGGCCAGATGCAGACCTGAAAAACTCCAGATCCCGGAGGACGGTGCTATCTCCTGGGCAGAGGGCAAAGTCTTCATCGGCCAGCAAGCAATAGAATCGGGCCTTGTAGACGGTGTTTCTACACTCGACAACCTCATATCCCGTCTGTCACGGGGCGGGCGCAACATGCTCTTACAGGAGCAAATCAAAGAATCCATCGAAAGGAGGATACACAATGGATCTCACAGTTGAAACACTGAAACAGGCATACCCCGACATTCACGCGGCCATTCTTAAGGAAGGCCACACCGCCGGCTATACCGAAGGCCTCGCAAAAGGCACTGAGGATGGTTTCAAGTCCGGAGCCGAAAAGGAAAGGGCAAGAATCAAGGGCATCGAGGACGGCGCTCTTCCTGGTCACGAAGCCCTTGTATCCCAGATGAAATGGGATGGCACCACGACTCCCGAGCAGGCAGCCGTGAAGATTCTAGGCGCGGAAAAGACACTAAGGGAAACAAAGCTGGCAGAGTTCAAGGTAGACGCTCCTCCCGCAGTCCCCGCGGTTGATGCAGCCAAGGACGCCCCGAACCAGGTCGAGAAGACCGACGGCCCCATGTCCGACGAGCAGATGAAAGCCGTGTGGGATAGAGACGCCAACCTTCGCGCAGAGTACGGCGGCAGCTTCGAGGCTTACAAGGCCTACACCGAGGCGGACCAGAAAGGCCTCGTCAAGATTTACAACAAAGGGGGTAAATAATCATGTGTGCACTCTCCGCAGATGCAAGCAGAATTTTTGAGATAGGCCCCATCAACACCCTTCCGTGTGCCGCAAGCGCACTGATTTACAAGGGTGCGGCCTTGGGCGACAATTCCGGCTATGTAAGGCCGCTGACCGCGGGCGATCCTTTCCGTGGTTTTGCCGACGCGAAAGTAGACAACGGCTCCGGCGACGCGGGAGATAAGAGCGTCGACGTCATTACCGAAGGCCTCCAGCAAGTCACCATCACCAGTGTCGCCATTACCGATGTTGGAAAGCCCGTCTACATGAGCGACGACGACACATTCACCCTGACCGAGACATCCAACTCCCTCGTCGGCTACGTCTACAGGTACGTTACCACAAACACCTGTGTAATCAACTTCGGCATCAAGGCGCAGTTGGGCGCCCTGGAATGTGCGACAACCGCCGCCAGTCTCCAGGGATATGGTTTCACCACGGCCGCACAGGCGGCTTCCATCGTCGCCGCCGTCAATGCTCTCGTAGTGTGGGCGAACGGGAAATAGCATGACCGTCGCCTCAATATATCTCCTCCTCTGCGTTGTTGGGTTGCCTTTTTGGGTAGCCCAACAACACCTGGGGGGGCGTTCCATCCTCTTCGTGCTGATGTCCTGTGTGTATGCTGCTTATGCGGTCATCACGGGCTCAGGAATCCCGATGGATAATATTACGCTGATCGTCGGGTGTCTGGCGGCGTGGCTGTGTTCGTCCCTTGTCTGGTCAAATACGCACAAAAGCACTTTTGAGCTGTTTAACTGGCTGTCTTATCTCGTCCTCTTCTGTGCGGCCCGAACTGTCCCTTTGGCCTTTATCGCACTGTGCATTTTCTTCGTCTGTGTCCTGTTTGCAACCTTCCAGATGTACTCCATTGTGGTTAAAAAGCAATGGCATCCAGAAACGGCCTATTATGCCTTCAACAATGGCAACCATACCGGGGCATTCATGCTCGGCGGCCTGTTTGCTGGTCTGTGGCTTGCGTTCAACCTGTCCCTGTGGCTTTTTCCCTTCGTTGCTCTTGTAGCGGCCGCGCTTATCACTTCGAAGTGCAAGGGTGCAATCCTGGCGGCGCTGGCGGGAACGGTGGCCGTGACCTACGCCTCCGGTCATTGGCAGATAGGAATCTGGCTGTCGGCGGTCGCTTTCGTCGTCGCTTTTCTCATCTACTGTAAATGGCCTCACCACGTTGAAAAGTCTTTCCTTGGCAGAATCGGCTTGTACCGCGCGGCCGTTGAGCTTATCCGGCAGAAACCTATCGCGGGATGGGGTTTGAACTCTTACGCCAAAGAACTCCCCGAAACTGACACAATTACCCTGTCTGCTACGGATGAGAATAAACGTTCTCATCGGGTCCACAACGATCACCTTGAAATCATTGTTGAAGTCGGGGTGATTGGCTACATCCTGATCGTTTCTCTCTTCTCGAGCATTTCCTATGACCCGATTATATTCGGCCTTCTCGCGGCATGTGCCGTTTGTGCCTGTTTCTTCTTCCCTTTGCGCGAAGTTCACACTGCGGCGCCCCTTTGGGCCGTAATGGGAGCATCGGCGGGCGGTATATTAACACCCGTTTCTCTTCCCCCAATAGTGATAATCCTCGTGTGCGCCATCATCATAGCGGTGGCCATGAAAACGCTCAAAATATTCAGAGGCCAGTGGTATTCCGAAATGGCTAAGAACAAGAAAGGCATCACCCACGCAGAAAAACTGGCGCTTTACGATATCGCTTTGGAGAATGACCCCGATAACGGCGGTTATCTGTCAGATGCCGCGTACCTCAACTTCGAACTTTATCCGGTAAAGGCTTTCCACTTGATGGAAAGGGCCGTTGTCAATTATGACGGTGAACGCCGGAAGCATCAGATATATGACCTTTACACCCGCTGTCTCATCAAGGCCGGTGAAACAAAAATAGGCCTTTGGGCCGAAAACTGCGCATTGCAGTTGGAAAAGGATTATGACCCGGCCATAACGGTCAAGAATTACCTCTATCTGAAAGAGAGGAAGGCACATTGACAGTACAAATCAGAAAATATAACGGCGCAACCATGACGGCGACTCATGGCGTGACATCAGGACAGGGCGTCCTTGTTGGCGTGAATAAACCAGTATCACAACGAAAACAAGGAGGTAACACACCATGAACCAGTATCAGGGCATTACAAGTAAAGGCGTTATCGGCAGTTTCTATGCCGCGCTTCGTCAGGATCTCGGGCAGAGCTGGATCCCCGGCATCTCCATGCTATTCAATAGCACCCAGGAAACGGAAACCTATAAATGGCTCGGCATGGTCCCCGGGATGCGTGAATGGGTAGGCGGCCGTCAGCCCAAAGGATTCAGGGAAAACGGTATCACCATCACCAACAAGAAATACGAATCCACTCTTGAGGTCAATGTTGACGACCTCCGCAGGGACAAAACGGGTCAGCTTCGCGTCAGGATTGCGGAGCAGGCAAGAAGGGCAAACGCTCACTGGGCGTCTCTTCTGTCAACACTGATCAGCAACGGAGAGTCGGGCGTATGTTATGACGGGCAGTACTTTTTCGACACTGATCACAGCGAGGGCTCCAGCGGCACACAGAGCAACGATATCGCCGTTGACATCTCCGCTCTCCCTTGTTCGGCACATGGCACGTCTCTCGTTCCGAGCCGTGAGGAAGCCGCGCAGTCAGTTTTGCAGGCTGTGTCCAAAATCATCGGCTTTGTCGATGATCAGGGTGAGCCCATGAACGAAAACGCAAGATCGTTTGTTGTCATGGCGGCGCCCCAGAATCCCATCTACTACCCGTTGCTCGACGCGATATCTCTTCCTTCTCTCCTCACGGGAGTAACCAACTCCATCCAGGCGACAGACTTTGTTATTAAAGTCGTCGCCAATGCCCGCCTGTCTGCGTGGGATAACCAGTTTGCCGTCTTCCGTACCGACGCCGAGGTAAAACCGTTCATCAGGCAGGAAGAGGAAGACATTACGGTGGCGGCCAAGGCCGAAGGTTCCGAGTTCGAATTTGACACCGACAAGCACCAGTACGGTATCAAGGCCATCCGCAACGTCGGATACGGCTACTGGCAGACGGGATGTCTGGTCACGCTGGAATAAACAGCCAAATCGGGCGGGGGTGAAAGTCCCCCGCCTTAAAACAAGAGGAGAATATGACACAGTACAAGGTTTTAGAGCCGATAGAGATACCCAAAGGAATGATAATCGGTCTGGATTGGGGACAGGCGGCGACAAGACTGCACAGTCTCAAACCGTTCAAAAAAGGGAAATATGAAGTCAAGGCGCCCGTTACCTTTAAACGCGGGGAAGTCATTGGTCTTGAAGTAAAAACGAAGGCCATCGTGGCGCATCTTGAGCCCATAGGAGCTTGATATGAAGAAAATCATCCTTGCTGTCGTTTTGCTTTTTGCCCTCATGGGTGTGGTTTATGCAGATCCTCCGTCGTGTGTGTCGTCAGGGCTGAAAACCTCTGATGCACAGATCATGACCCGCGATGGCGATTCATGGAGGTATCTGTGCGGGGTAGAGCTTATTCCGGGGGCGTCAGCCGACGCCACGTTGATTCTTTATGACAACACATCAGCGGCCGGCGACGTACTTGTCAGCCTAAAAGCCGACATGGGCAACGCCATTGCCGGTTTTGCTCCCACAGCTTTCAGTATCCTTGTCTATACCGGGATTTACGCAGATGTCGGTGGTGCGGACGCCGGCTATATCATCTGGTACAGGGAGTAAGTGTGAGCGACTTCACCGACATGATCACCGCAGACCTTGACGATGTTCTCCTGAACACCGACGAGTTCGCACGGGAGATAACCTACAACGGGGCGACGATCAAGGCTATTGTCCACTATGGTCCCCGCCGCATTAAGGGAAAGGATCGGGCTGTTTCCTGCGACGCCTGGCTTGAAGGCGTGAAGGTCTCTGATGTGGCAATACCCGCCTATCGTGATGCGGTCATTGTTGGTTCTACCGCATACAAGGTTCTCGTCGAGGATGATGCACAACCAGAGGGCGATGGCTATTCATGGATTATCGACCTGAGAAACAACGAACGCCCCGTTCCAGGAGGCCGCCGATGACCCAAATCCGCATGAACTATGCCGAATTTGAAAAGGAATGGACGCACAGCACGGCGGCCATAGATAAAGCGGCCTCATCCGCTGTCAAGACCGTCGCCTATAAGACCATGATGGATCTCCGGCGCGACATCCGGCAGGGAAGGGCGGGCGGCAACACCTTTGCCCCTCTCAGGGAAATATCAAAAAGCCCTTCGTTTCGTCAGCAATATTGGAACGTCGGCGGCGGTAAGTTCACTCGTATCCCAAAGAATAAACCATTATGGACGCTGGCGAAAGTAACACGTTATCGGGTCAAAGAAAACCGGGACACCCTCTTTGCCTATGAGGTAGGTTTCGTCGGCCCCTCCATTTCCGGTAACTGGAAGGAGATAGCCACACGGCAACAGACAGGGAACACGTATAACGTGAGTACGTCCCTAAGAAAAAAACTTTACTCTGTTGGCGCTGCTCTCAAGAAGAAAAAGGATCCTTCATACAGATACTTCTTTGTTCAGGCAAAGTCCATGACTCTCCCGTCCCGCGATATCATAGATTCTTTCCGTGCCGCCAATCAGGGCAATATCGTAGCTCTTATCCGTGAACGGTTTGAACAGAAATTGCGTGGTCAATGGATATCTCAGGGTAGGAGGAAATCAGCATGAACATAAATACCCTTCTTGCCAGTATCAGAAACGCCATAGCCGAGGACGCGGCAATCAAGGTTTGGACAAATGCCACATACGACAAGGACCACAAGGTCTATGTCGGTGTGGATACGAGAAATCCGCCCTCTGTATCGGATTGTCCCGTTGTCGTTGTAGCTCTTGCCGGAAAGGTGGACGGTGAGTCACAGGAAGCCGTCATTGCCCGTTTCGCCGTCATGATGGAGGTCATAGACGAGAACATGACCGAAGCTGTCAGCACGACAACCTACAAGGAATCAATTCTCGCCCTGATAACCGCTGAACTGGGAAGAGAGGGGAAAAGCACGGCTGAAATAGACGCCGCCCTAGCCCTCATCACCGACAGTTTCGACGACGACCCCGAGGCGACCATAGACAGCAACATTACCGAGTACTCCGGTATCCAGAACATCGAAACATTCCGGCAAAAGGTTATAGCCGCTATCAACGGCATCAGCGGCATTCGAATCATCACAGTTGAAACGGATTACGAGCCGATAGCGTTCTTCCCGTCGGCCATGTGCGACATGATCATTACCATCGAGGACACGATAGGCTTCGGCGACGAGGCCATTGAATAGGAGGATTGTTGAATATTCATGTCATCATGCCCTTTTCCCGATTTCACCTGATAGATGAGTTAATCAGGCATTACGAACCGATGAACGTGATTCTTCACCCGGTAGTGTTTGCAAGTGAATGTTCGGGTAATTCGTTTCCGGTGGAGTATTCATGGATCCGGCCCCTGGTGGTTCCTGATGGAGAAGGCGACAACGCTGTTTTCCCGGGCGTCGCCTATTACAAGTGCAATCAGTTTCTTGAGTGTTGCCGCATCGAAAACGACGACTATTACTGCTTTGCCGCTGATGACGGGGGTTATGAACCGTGCGTTTTTGATGCCATCAGAAAGCGCGACGAGGACGTTATTTTCATCTCCCTGAAACGGGGTGACAGAGTACCGGACGGCTTACCGCCTGAACGTCGATACGATGTAAATACGCTTGTTGCCTCTCCTGATAATGTCCGTATAGGCGCAGTGAGCGGTGAGCAGTACATCATGAAGGGTCACGTCCTCAAAACCGTACATTTCGACAGCGATCAATGCGCGGATGGTAGGGTGGCGGAATACCTTAAAGACTCTTTTCCCTGTCTTTACCTTCCCAACCTCTACGCTCTGTTCAACTGGTTTGAACCGGGCCGATGGAACAAACAGGATGACGTAAAAGTGTCTTTCGGCGCTCTGGTCAATGACATGATGCGCCTCGATATGTGTTTGAAGCAGTCCGCTCTCCCAGGCAAGATGAATTTCTTCTACAGTCCAGAATCAGCCACGAAGGGCTTGAACCGTCTCCTTGATGCCATGGACATGGAAGGTGCCGACATCGGCATACTCACCCATCAGGATATGTGTTATCGGCAGGGGTGGCTGGATCTGGTAAAGAAACAGATTGCATTACTGCCTGATTCGTGGGTTGTGGCCGGCATCATCGGCAAGGACTTAAACGGAAAAATATGCGGGCGCTTTCACGATATGCGAATTGCGCCAATATGGGACACCTCTGATATTCACACGTTTCCCCATCCGGCCTCATGTTTCGACGAGTGTTGCATCATCGTGAACATGAAAAAGGATTTCCGATTCGACGAACAGCTTGAAGGCTTCGACCTCTACGGGACAATGGCAGTGCTACAGGCGCGGGAAATGGGCGGTACGGCGTGGATCATCGATGCCTTCGCAGAGCACTACTGTATGCGCCCGTTTACATGGGTTCCCGATGCCCTGTTCTGTCAAAATTTCAAATGGTTGCACAATACGTATCCAAATGCCGCGAGGATAGACTCGACGGCCATCGGGGTTCCTGATGAAGATCACCCCGAATCATTATAAGCAAGGAGGATTACGATGGCGAAAATAAGCGGAAAGGGCGGAAAGGTCATGTATGGATCTGTGACGCTTGCAAACATCACAGAGTGGAGTATGTCGGGTGTATCCATGGCTACGATCAAGAAAGACCCGGCATTTGGCGATTCTGTCGTTGAGAAGGAGCCGGACGGCGTTTCAGAACCGGGACAGATCAGCTTCAAGGGTAGCTATGACCCAGCGGATCGTGCCAACGGGCAAGGCGCGATAGCGGCACAGCTTAAGCTCGGGACCAAGCTCACCAACCTGTATCTCTACGCCAACACAAACACCTTCTGGCGGGTAGGTACGGGCGGGAGCATCATCATTACCAAGGCCGACGCAATCACGCTCCCGAGAAGTGGCATGGGAAGCATAGACTTCGCCGGGGAAGTTGAGAGCGCCTGCATGGAGCAGTTCGGTACAGGGACGTAAGGAGGTCTTATGCCATTCGATTTTGATATCGACCTCGACAACCTTTATTGTGAGACGTGGTTCGGAGACGCACCCGGGAAAAAGGTGTGTCTCCGGCTGTGTCCTCCAGACAAGGTTGAGGAATTCAGGAAACAATGTGTCACACCAAAAAGACAGGCCGTACTCAATCCCGAGACGCGCCGGATGGAGCTTGCCGACGTGTCAGATTTCGACGCTGACAAGTTCAACGAGCTACTTTCTGAATATCAGTTCGTGGGTTGGGATTTGAAGGATGTCAAGGGCAAAGAGATAGCCTTTACGTCTGAGAACAGAAAGCGGCTCATGCAGATGCCCCGGTTTATTGCGTTCATAACGGAATGTGTAAAAGAACTGGCGCATACTGCCGGGCTGATGCGCGAGGAAGAACTAAAAAACTGATTGGCTGGGTAGAGTGGCGCGACGAATATCTTCCCACCTGCCCAGCATGTAAGGTGACATATGAGGAACGGACACCACCCGAAACCCCCCCGTGCAGCACATGCAGGGTTGAACTGTTACCCCAAAACCGTGATGCCGCCGAGGTGTATCTGATGAGCCGCGGGCAGATCATAACGCGGGGCATGGACGGGATGATAGTTGATGTCGACAACACGGCGATAGATGCAGCCATGAGAGCAAAACGGGTACAGGACGCATGGGATTGTCTCATCAAAGTGCGGCATCTTTTTCATGCCGTTGATGTCCACAGGGAGTAACTATGGCGAGCCTGAAAATAGACATCATCGTAGACGACAAGGGAAGGCCGGTAATAGACAGGACCACGGCTTCGATGAGAGAGTTGTCGACAACCACGAGAACCGCCGACGCAAGCATGAAGTCACACGGAAACTCTGCGAATGTAGCTGGTTCCAACATGGCGGGGTTGACCCGTACCGTTCTGCGCCTCTATGCCGCCTATTACGTTTTGAGTCAGGGAATTCAGGCGGTTACGGGCCTTGTAATGCAAGGCGTCGGTGCCATCGATAAGTACAATCTGTCCATTGCTAAAATGGCCGCCATGATGACGGGCATGATGGAGCCGAACGGCATGGGCCTCGCCGATCAGTACCGCCAGGCATACGGGTACGCAGGGCAACTCAACGTGATGATCGAGCAGGTCGACAAGAACACCCTCCTCACCGCCAATGATCTTCGGATGATTACCGAAGAAATGATGAAGCAGGGTGTTGTTGTTGACACGACGAACAAAAAGCAGATCGAGGCGTTCACGAATATTTCAAACGCCCTTGCCGTCATAGCCGCTGGCGCCCCGAACAAAGAGATTCAACTCCGGCAGGAGATACGATCCTTATTGTCTGGTCAATTGCGTGATACGGATCAGCTTTCAAAAATGCTCAACGCTCAGACCGGGAACCTGAAAGAACAAATCGCAAAACACCGTGAACAGGGCGACTTAATTGAATGGCTTGGACAGGAATTAAGGGGTTTCGCCGCCGCACAGGGTGACATCAACGCCTCATGGGAAGCCACGAAAACCAGCCTTGAAACGATTTACGAGCAGATTTTGAGAGAGGGTTTCCAAACCGCATTTAAGGACATCAACGAGTCAGTCAAGAAATTAAGCCAATGGGCCATCGAACACAAAGCCGAGATAGGAGAAGTCCTCAATAACGGTTATGTGGCAATCAGGGACGTTATACAGGATACCGTGGGGATCTTCGCTCCCTGGAAAGACGAGATGAAGGGAATACTTCAACTCACAAAGGATGTGTTCACGGCTATTTCTGCCGGTATCACCATGACCAAAAACATTTCCGAAGGGTTGAAACAGTCGTACAATCAACAATCATGGGCGATGGGTCCTTTTGCTGGGATAGCCGATACGCTGGGCTTTGCCTACACAAAAACACAGGAAGGGGAAAGGGATAAACACCTTGCCTCTGTTGTGGAACTGGTTAAGCAAGGGGCAACTACAAAAAACGTAACAAAGGCGTTAATACCTACGTTGAAACCGGCTGCCTCTGACGATGACGATAAGGCATCCAAAAAAGCTGCCAAATTAGCCGAACAAGAGAAGGAGGCCATGTCCTCTTGGCTTGAAAAAGCTCAAGAGATGGATCCATTCCTTGACCAGTTTTCCAAAAAGAAATCCGCCCTTGTTGCCGAAGCTGAAAAGCTCACCCGCAAATGGGGCGAACAGACATGGATAACGCAAGGCCTCAAAACCGCGCTCGACAATCTCGAACTCGACAAAGTTATCAAGGAATACGAGGAACTGGGGAAGAAGGTCAAGGAGTTCGCCGACGAAGAAACACTTGCAACAAAGGCCGTCGTTGATTACGGCTATGAGCAGGTCAAGGCCCTTGAGGATATTTATTATACCTCAACAAAGAACCTCCAGGGGTTTGACGATGAATTCGCCACCGCCACCGCCAACGCGCAGAACGAACTAGAAGCTCTCCTTACCGCCGAGAAATCCTTCATCAAGGACAGCAAGGGCCAATGGGATGAGCTCAAGGAAGCGATCGACGGATGGGGCAAGGACTCAGCACAGGCCATAGCCGACTTCGCCGTCAAGGGTGCCGGTTCGTTCTCCGACATGATCGAGTCCATGATAGCCGACATGATGAAAATGGTCATCTACCAGAACATCACCGGGCCTCTCTCCCGTAGTGCGTCAAGCGGCATAACCGGGTTCCTTGGGAATCTTTTTAGTGGAGGTTTCAGCGCAGGATCTTCAATGGGTTACGGTGATTGGACGGCGGGTCTTGCCTTCCACAACGGCGGTAGGGTCGGTCTTGACAACCCGACTTTCGTTCAGGCCCTCCCTTCGTCCATGTTTGGTTCGGCCCCTCGTTACCATTCCGGCCTGAATTACGATGAGTTCCCGGCCATTCTGCAGAAAGGTGAAACGGTCATTCCTAGGGGTGGTTCTTCCTCTCCCTCCGTCAACGTCATCATCAACAACAATAATAATTCTGACGTGTCTCA